TTAGCCGTTCTGACCACTGCCGCGGCTATTTGTGTAGCGGTTGTCGAGCTGCTGGCGTTCTTGGGCTTCTCGTCACCCCAGAACTGCCACTAGCCGCTAAGTGTGGTCATGTTGCCCTTGAGGGTCCCGACGTCGGTGGAGTGCTGGGCCAGCTCGCCCTGCTGGTCACAGGCCGCTCCCAGCGTGGAGTGGGTGTGGTCGGCCAGGTCCTGAAGGGCGCAGCGGACTTCCTCCATGAAGCTGATGATGGTGGGCAGGAGGCTGATGCCGCCAGCTTGCCCCATGCGGATGGACGTAGCCTGCAGGTTGATGAAGTCGGCGGTGATGACTTTGGAATCCGTCACCTGCTCGGTGGAGCTGCCGCCGACCGTGGCGGTGAGGTCCCCGCCGATGTCGGAGGTGATGTCTCCCCCGGTGGACTCGGTACGGTTGCCGCCCACGTCCTCGGTCCGGTTCCCCTGGACCGTCTCCTCCATGTTGCCCTTGATCATGCCCACATGATGCCGTCCGGTGACTTCGTGCCGGTCCTGGGCGGCGGTCATGGTCACATCCCTGGCCGTGACCAGGTTGATGTTGTCCACGGCGACCAGGTTGGCGGATGCGCCGGAGCGGAACCGAAAAGCGCCCATGGCCTCTATCACCTTCGAGCCGCCGACTTCCTCAATGCTGTTCTCGTGGATCGTGCGCAGCTCCCGCGCGAAGTCGTCCAGGTTCTCAACGGCCTGGGCCACGCGGCGCAGACAGGCGTCGGTGATGTTCCCGTTGGTGGTCCGGCTCCAGTTCCCGTCGCGGTCTGCGACCTGGGCCACGCCGGGGGACTGTTGCCACCGCTGTTCGCCGTCCTTGACCGGGGGAAGGTTGAACCCTTGCGGGTAAATCTGGCGGATAAGGGGAATGTCGGGCCGCCCGTATGCGAAGCTGACCACCACCAGCGCGCCCGGCTCCGGGAATGCGAACACCCCGGATTCGTGCCCGCAGCCCATGGGGACGGGCAACGGCACGGCCTCGTAAACGGGATAGGCTTCATCCACCTCGCCGTCGGCGGTCAATACTTCGATGTCCACGGCGTATCGCGGGCGGTAGCGCTCGGAGGCGGCCCCGTCTGCCGGAGCGTCATTGATGGCCAGGACTCGCGCGAAGCGGTCGAGGTGCAGACCGGCGGTCAGCTCCGGGAAGATTTTCAGGATAATTTTCTCAATCTGCTTTCGCATGTGATCACCATGTCGTGTCCGGTCAGTTGGACGCTGTCGAGATATTGCCCGTTGAGGAGAATGCCGGGCCTGAGTTGCGGCATGACCGGCCCTTTCTTTCCGCCCGTAGCCGTGACTTTCGTGAACCGGCTCTCCGCGATGGTCACCGGCCTGGTTGCCCATCGGGAGTCGGCCCAGGAGCCGACGAAGACGGACCCGTCGCCCTGCTGTTGCCAGATGTAGTCCGTGATCCCGAAGATACCGCCCAGAGAATTGAGGCCGTGGAACCCGTCCCCGAAGGTGTAAAAGGCCGGTGTCCGCCGGTCCGCATAGGGCTTGTCGGGCACGACGAACCGCAGGCCGGTTGCGTCGGAGTACCATTGGACCACATCCTTCAAGGTCGGATGGCGCAGGGCGGCGTGGAGCTGGTTGTACAGCACGCAGCTCAATTCCCGGCACCGGAGCCGCTGTTGCCCGCTGTCCACGGTCTGACTCTCGCGGATCACGCCGATAAAAAACACCTGGTCCTTGTCCTGTGTGGAATAGCCGACATCCAGGCGGACGAGCCCCTCCAGAGACGAAGCGCTCTGCACCTGGAACGTGGCGCGGCCCGGAGAATAGAGCGACAGGGTGACGTCCTCCTCGACCAGCTTGACCGGCTCGCCGTTGATATAGAGGGTCTTGCGGAGCTTCATGCCAGGGCCTCATCCAGAGCGGCAAGCACCTTCTCGAACCCGGTCAACGGCTCCTCCGTGGCCGAGGCCGTTTCCGCGTCGTCGGTCGTCTCGGTTGCGGTCCCTTCGCTCGTCTGCGCCACGGCCTCGGTCTTCTCCTCGCGCTGTTCGACCCGTTCCGGGATGGACAGGTACTCCTTCAGGGTGAAGCTCACGTCCCAGGCGCGGAGGCCGTCCTTCTCCTGGAAGGAGATGTTCTCAGCGAATCGAACCTGCCGGACACCCAGCGCGTTGGCGGTGTCGTTGGCTACGGTGTAAATCTTGCGCGACCCGTTGTCCTTGGCTTCGCTGACCCTACTCAGTTCGCGCAGGGCGTCGATGTCCTTGAACGGTATGGACAGGGCCACACTCAACTTTTTGGCCTTGGTCCCCTTGTCCACCTCGTCCGTGCTGCTGGTCTCGCCGGACGCGTCCGAGGCTTTGATGTCCATGCTCACGCCAACGGTCAGCGCGTATCCGGGAACGACGTAGTCGTCCAACATGAGGAATTTGTTCATAGGCCAAGGGCCTCCCTGATGAGGGTCGTCTGTTCGTTCGTCCCAATCCAGGCGCACATGGCTGCCAGGGCATACCCTTCCACAGGCGGAGCATCCCCAAGCAGTTGGCGCCGTATGGCCGCGTGCCCCCCGTCAAGAACCAGGCCGAGGCCGGCACCGCCTTCAAGGGCCTCGGAAAGAGCTTCCCAGGCTTCGGTCGCGGCCAGGATGTGGGCCTCCTTTCTCGATATGAGCGCGGCCAGCTCGTCGTCGGGCCTGGTCGTTTCCAAGGCGTATGCCTCGCTGATAGCGGCCATCGTCCCCACGGCCCGACCAGCCGTCGAAAGCGTGCTGTTTCGCGCCGCCGAGGTCTGGCCCCATCCTGGGCGGAGCGGGCCGTCCGGGTTGAGAAGCTTGTCCGTCTCCAGGCTCGAAAGCCACCCGGCCCGCCTTTGGGCCAGTTGCAGTGGGGATATGGGCAGCAGGGCGTTGAACGCGGCCAATGTGGAGGCAAATCCAGCGTGGTCCACGCCCCGGAGGAGGAGGAGCACGGCGGTGGTCTCGTCGTCCTGCGGCAGGTCTGCGGGGTCCGAGAACTTGGCGGCCATGGCCTCGGCAGCCTGTTGCGGCGTCAGGTAGGCGTAATCCCCGCGCCGGTCTCCGATGGGGTGGATATAGGGGTGAACACAGGCAATGCGGCCACCCGAAAGCATGAGCGAGTCCATGGACTCGCGCAGGGCGCTGATTCCATCGGTCACGGCCAGGGTCGGGTTGGTCGAGACGGCTGCCGCTCCGAGAACGCCGGAGAGCCGGTCCTTGCTGGTGCCCAACTGTGTTGAGGCAACGTCAAGTTCCCTTTGCAGCACACCCTGCATGCCCTGCAGGGTGGCCGGGATGGAGAAGGCCACGTCGGTCCAGTACATGGCTTACCTGGTCGGAATTATGGTTTTCGGCATATTGTTCGTTGACTCAGTCGTCGGGGAACAGTCAGTTGCGTGCCACATCTTGACCTCTATGTCCTGCTGACCTCGTACCATCCATCGTTGATGAAGATGAGGGACAACACGCTCCCCGGGGTCGCCGAATAGGTGCTCTTGAGATTGATATTCCCAGAGGTGGACACCGTCAGTGATCCGCTGAACAACAGCGAGACACGTCGCCCCTCCCATTCGCACCTGCGATTTGACAACGTGGCGACCGACGCAATGTTGTTGATCGTCGTTGTCCCTGTGACGATAAACGTGTCGAATACTGCCGGGAGCACTATATCACCGGTTGAGGCGACACTACGCGAGGATTCGCAGTCGTTATTGGCAACTGTGTCGTTCTTGGTCGTGTGTGCCAGATAAATACAATTGTCTGCCGTTGCATCCTGAAAACGACATCCAATTATGGATACACGATAAACTGCGTCGGTCCCAGCGGATCGGATGCCCCGGTAACTGTTGCCCTTAAATGCGCACCCATTGAACATGAGGTTGCTTCCGCCAGCAAGGTTTACGTCGGCGAATGTCCCGGAAGAGGTGTTGCTGTCCTCAAAAGAGCACCCGCTGAAAACGATATTATCACCGCTGGCGATGACAACGCCGTTGTCGTCGGTGTTCTTGATTTTGCAGCCGGTAAATTGTATGTCCTGGGGCTTCGAGCTTACTACGCCCTCAATCCAGACCGCTGTGATAGCGGCCCCACCGACAGTGCATCCGACAAACTGGTGCCCGCCCGTATATTCTGACGTCAGATCCGCATTGGTATCGTAGAGTATTCCATACTCGGTGACACCGGCCTTGGGATCAATGCGGCAACCGGAGACGACAACTCCTCCGATGTTGAGATTGGCCTGCGCCGGTGAAAACCTGACGGTTTGGTATTCCCCGCCGCCGAAATAGCTGCCGGACGCATACAGTCCGTCGCACGCTCGGACCAGCAACGTGTCCTCAGCCCCGAGACCGGAAGGACGGAAGTTGCAGCCCTGGAAGAAGATCGAATTCGGCTCATGGTAGTACAGGCCGTCTGCTGCATCGAGCACCGCATTGGGATTGGTTGACACGATTTCCCGCCGATCCACAACGCAACAAGCTGAATCGGATTGCAACGCTGTGTTATTGGCCCCCTGGGTAATATCCACGGAGGCAACTATGACCGTGCTGGGGTTGCCAAGGAGTACCAATCCCCGCCAGAATCCGTCGATATATACGTTGGAAACCAGAGAGTGTCCGTAGGCATCCACAAGGATTCCGATTCCAGATGTCGGGTTGCCCGCAGAGCATTCGACCGTCAAATCCTGTACAAACGCCCTGTAACCCCACTGCGTAATGGGGTTGGGGCGCTGGATTATCACGGCGGTGATGTCCGTTGTCGCCAGGATGCGCGTGGCACCAAGACCAGCACCACGCAAACCTACGTAATTGGCGCTGATCCTCAGAGGCGCACTGATAAGATACGTTCCGTCGGGAAGCCATACGCATCCACGGCCAGCCGCTTCCGCTGCATTGATGGCCGCCTGGATGGCCTCCGTGTCGTCGGTCACACCGTCGCCCTTTGCGCCGAAATGGGCCGCCGAAAACCTGTAATCATCAGTTTCATCCAGATCGATGATGTCCTCGGCGTAATGGATATGTGTTTTCCCTGCCACCAGTCCGGATAATTCGCCGCCCAATGTCTTTGCCCTGAGATCGGTCACGGTCCCGTCTGCGGCGATCTCCGCGATCTTCTGCCCGTAGTGGTTGTCGTTGACCCCGTCCTGGTAATCGCCGGGGTCGGCGTAGACGATGGAGGCCACGGCCACCCGGTCGGACCCTTGCGGCTGGAGCGCGACATCGAGGAATACTTCGGCGGGGAGGTCCGGGGCGATGGTCTGTTCAAGGTCGAGCGAGATGCGCACGCCTTCGACGTAGGCCGTGCCGGGCTGCACCTTGAACGTGCCCCCGTCGTTGACGACCAGGTAGGCGTCCCCGAAGAAGCACGCCCCTCCGTATATGTCCATGTTGGACAGCCGCTCCCGCTCGTCGATGCCCTTGAGTCGGGCGGTGAAGTCGATCTGCCAGGTGGACGCCTCGACCGTGATGGCGGTCACGTCCTGGATGCCGGAGTATTCCAGCATGAAATTCCTGGTGATGGCGTTGCCCATGGTGGGATGGGCCGTTGCCCATTTCGACAGGGTCGGCAGGTAGGTGATGGCGATGACGGTATCGTCCGCCGAGCTGTACAGCCCGACCCAATTGAAGTCGAAGTCGCCGATGTCGGAGGTCAACAGCATGGAGAACACGACCTGGTTGGGGTTGATGTACCCCTTCCCCTCCGCCGGGATGGTGTACTCGTAGACGATGTCCCCGGCGTCGGGCATGCCCTCGGTGCGGTCCACTGCGACAGCCGGATCAACGCCGTCCACGTTGGCGAGGATGAACTTGTCGATGACCAGCCCGGCTTCCTGGTTCTGCTTCAGGGCGATGAGGGCCTCGCCCGCGTTGGTGATTGCGCTGCTCATGGTGGCTCCTTACAGCTTGGCGGCGATGACCGCAGAGTCGTTGTTGAATTCGTTCAGGCGCGGGCCGATGACCAACGGCGGCACGGTCGCGCAAATCGTCTGGTAGTCGTTGTCGAAGGTTTCCAGCCTCGCGGCGATGGTCAGGGGGGTGATGATGGTCCACTCGTACCGGCGGCAGGTCCGCCCGTAGTGCTGGATGAGAACCTGCAGGAGGTCCTGGTTGTCGGCGAGCTGGGTGTCGGAGAGGTGGATGGCCAGCACGTCCCAATCGCGCCCGTCCATGCGCTCCTCGACCTCGACGTACCCGACGCCGAGGCGCTGGAATATCCGCTTGAATCCTTCCACGGACCCCGCGTCCCTGGCGTTGACATAGGCGTACTTCACGCGCTTGCGGAAGAGGTCGAGCGATTCGCCGTCGAACCTGCCTATGTCCCGCTGCCAGGCAACCAGGTTGAGGACCGATTCCGAGCAGGTTTCGGGGTCCATCTGGCTCACCGGCCACACGGCCCAGCCCATGAGCAGGCCGAACCATCTGCGGGCGGCCTCGGCGAGCTTCTTCAGCTCCGGGCCGGACATCCAGAACGGCAGGGATACGGTGGGGGTGGTTTCGTCGGCCATTTATGCCCCCAAGGTCACGGTCAGGGTTCCGAGGACGGGCAGCTCCATTTCGGACACGATGTCGCCCGTGCGGTCGAACTCGACGGACAACAGTTTCGGCAGAGCCGCGTGGAGGTCCTTGTCGAGTTGCGAAAGCGAGAACCTGGACCACGGCCAGGTCTGTGTCATGTCGAAGTCGGTGTTCTCCCTGAAGGCGCAGCGGACCCGGTCCTCCACATCCTGCAGGAGCGCGGCTTCTTCCTCCTCGGTCAGGTTGGGGATGGGGTAGACGGTGATTCCGAGGTCGTGTTGCGTCTCCGGCATGGGATAGCAGACCATGTCGTCGCCGTGGCCGTGGTTCCCGGAGTCGCGGACGTACACATTGATGTTGTCCACGAACTCCTGGGGGGGCGCGCCGGTGCCGAGCATGATAAAGCAGTTCGCCGTCCCAGGCCCGCGCGGTCCGTCATGCTCGAAGAAGAGGTAGTCGGTACGGATGCCCGCGTATTCGGCGATGATGGCCGTGTACGCAGCGTCGTGGTGGTATTGCCCCACGGCGCTGAACTGGTTCCGTGCGCGCAGTCGGAGTTCCTCGTCGGACTCTTCGTCCGAGCCGGGGGTGACCAGCCAATCGGAGAGGTTGGAGACCGACGCCACGGCGGGGTTGGGCTCGGCCAGGATGGAGTAGTATCCGGGGCCGAGATTGTAGGCCGCGCCGACCTGCTCCGCCTCGACCGGCACGGTGAAGGTCAGGGTCCCGTCCGGGCAGGTCGTGGCGGCGGTCACAACGACGCGGTAGATGTACCCGTCCAGGGTCGGGCTTTCGATCACCGCCCCGGCCTGGATCGTCAGCTCCCCGGCGGATGTCCTGCGGGTAACGGTGACGACCCCGGCGGCCTTGGTGCTGGCCTTGCGGGTCAGGTCAACCCCCCAGGCGTAGACGTCGAGCCACGTCCCCCCAGCGTACTGGAGAAACAGGTTGGGCAGGGCCGTATTGACCAGCAGGGAAACGAGCTGCTTGCACGGCTCGGTGACGATGGCCGTGATGAGTCGCCAGAACGGACTCCAGGCGGAGTCGTTGGTGATGAGGCTGCCTTCGTCCTCGTTGATCTGCTTCCACTGCGCCTCCATCTCCGCTTCGGTGGTGGGGACGCCCGCTTCCTTCAGCATGCCCTCGAACAGTTCCTGGCTCATGCGATCTCCATGGATGCGTAGATGGGGCCGTATTCTACGGTTTCAGCTTGCAGGTAGAAGACGCCCAGAGACGTCTCGGTTATCCGGCAGGTGCCGGGGACTATCCGCTCGTCGTTGTCCACCTCAAGGGTCAGCTTGACGATGTTCGCGGCCTTGTTCCGCTCATTGCGTTCTCCGACCAGCTCCACGAGCAGGCCGGTCTCGCGGATCATGTTGACGAGGTCCTGGGCGATGGAATCCCGGTCCTGGCAACGGACCGGGATTCCCCCGGCGTCCAGGGTGATGTCGTCGTCGGTCAGGAGGATGTCGAAATACTTTCCCTCGGCCATGGCTACGTCCCCGCGAAGAGCAGCTCTTCAAGGCTCTGCTTGGTCATGGGCTGCTCGGAGTTGATGGTCACCTGGCCGATGGACCGGGTATTGCTGCTGTTGTTGGACACGGTCTTGGCAATGTGGCTGGTCACCCCTCCGGGGCCGACTGCGGCCCGCCTGGGCGTTTCGAGCGACGGCGACGAGGACGGCGCGCCGGAATCGCCGAAGCCGAAGAATCCGGCCACAGCCCCGATCTTGTCTATGACCCACCCGATGGGCTCGGTGAGCGTCTTGAGGCCCCCCAGCACCACGTCGATGACCTTCATGATGGCCTGGCCCCAGGCGGAGTCCATGAACGCGGCCTTGAGGTCGTCCCACCAGTAAATGGCGGCGGCCACGGCCCCGATGAGGGCGAGGACGGCCAGGGTGATGAGTACGGCAGGGTTGGCGGCCATGGCCGCGTTGACCAGCCACAGAACGCCCTGGAAGGCGAGCATGACGCCTTTGCCGATGACCATCGCAGCCCACAATCCGAGGGAGGCGAGCTTTGAAAGCAGCGCGTGCTTGGTGAACAGGGACAATGCCCACTTCGTGG